ATTTGCTGTGCTTGGGTTTGATTGCCTGTACTAGCAATGTTAGGTTTTTGATTAAGTAAAGACCAAAGGGTCGCATTGTTACTCAAATTATTTATTGCCCCACTATAAGCCTGTGCTGCGCCAACTTGCCCTTGGCCTAACGCACTTGCTGCCCCAACCCCTAATTGGCCTTGTGCGGTAGCGTTATTTGCACCGGCAGCATTAACTGCGCTTTGGCCTGTTTGGCCAATACCAGCTATTCCCGCTAATGTGTTGTAAATATTAGAACGTTGGTTTTGAAAATTGGTAAAAGCATTTTGATAAGCATTACCAGCAAAGTTCTGGGTAAACTGTTGCAACCCTTGCGCAGCATTACCACCGCCACCACCAACATTATTAATTGCGTTTGTCGCACCTTGGCCTTGCTGAAGCTGAAATGCGTAATTAGGGGCAATGTTTGCGTTTAAGTCTTGGTCACCAAATTGGCGGGTTAAATAACCTGTACCTTGGCCTGAACCTGTTGGGTTACCGTTTGCATCATAAATTTGATATGTACCAGAACCAAGTTGGCCAAGTTGGTTTAACGCACTATAACCCGCTGCCCGTTGGGGCGCTTGTTGTTGGTTAACAGTATTAAATTGTTCTTGCTGAAGTGCTTGAGCATTTGCAGCAGCTTGAGCTTGTAAATCGGCTGCGTGTGCTGCTGCCGAAGCATTTTTGCTTGCCCCCCAAATACCAGCACCTGCGCTTGCAGCTATTGCCCATCCTAATGCCATAATTAGCCCCTTTTAATTAAAACTTCATCCACTTTAGACTCATCTGTCTCATTTGTGGCATGAATACAAAACCATACACAATCCTCTAGAGCTTCAATAGAATGGTGTAACCCTGATTTTATATCTATACAAGCCGGTGCGCTATATGATTTTTCACCATCATCAGTTCTAACAACCGCCACACCTTTAGCCAAAATACTCAAATGAGAGTATTTGTGCATATGTTGACCAGCAATAAAACCCTTCGGAATGTGCATTTGTTTAGCGTAAAGCCCATCAGAAAAATGATGAACCGTACCTAAATCGGTTTCAAAAGTACCTTCTAATTGTTTAAAAATGTCTGCTTGATTCATATTAATTATTGTAATAAGGTACTTTATATTGTTGACCCTGAACCGTAACTATCATAAACCCCGCCGGTTTGGCCGGAAGCGTTGCGTTGCCCTGTGTGGCCGTTGTTGCGCTTTTAAAGTTTAAGAAGTTAAGAAAATATTGCATCCACGGCCTACTTAGCCGGTTTGTGGTAGGGTCAAGCACCGCAGCTTGGGGTATTTGGGTAGTGTTGTTCAACTTTCGCCCTCACTAGCTTTTAGGTTACTAGACACAATAACCGCCTTTACGGGGTCGGTTACCACCACTTCGAAAACCCTGTCCCTAGCAGTACCCAACCGGCGCCATATAGCCCTGTTCCTGTACTTGCCCTGTTGACCAATAGAAACCCAGTATTCACGCGACCATGTAGAACCACCATCACTTGACCAACGCAGCATAGCCTGTGGGTTGTTTAAATTTTGGCTTGGGTAAATTTGGTTTGGAATTCCAATAATATCTACACTACCCACAGCAATTACAAATGTTTGGGAAACCGCAATAATTAAATTAGTTCCTACAAAAGTACCGTTTTGTGTATTTGGCGAAGTTAAGCCAACGCCCGGTTGAAACTGTATTTGTAATTCATCAAAGAATTGCCTTTGGAAGTCCGTCACCAAGTGCGGGGTACGGCGTAAGCGCCTTACGTTTTGGCCGTTGTCTGTAAAGTTTGTGGGGTCTAGTTCGTATATTTGGCCGTTTTCCCAGTCACCCACCAACACCATATTTTGAAACACAGCAGAGCAATTAGCCCGGCAACGGTGGTACTGGTTGTTATTGTCGCACCATAGCCATTTGTGCCACATTTCGGTAGATATGTCGTAAGCCCATGTAATATCTATGGACGGAAACGAAATAACGTAAACTTCGTGGCCTTCCAACTGGTAAGTAAACGCAACCGCATCAGATACCACTTGGTTAACCAACGTATTTTCTACCGCATGGTTACTTATGCGTTTAGGAATGTAGCCTTCCATATACATAACTTGGGACTGGCCACGAATGTTACGGCTTAGGTAAGCAAACGAATTACCAAGCCTTGCAACGCTGAACTTGGCCACAATGCCGTGCTGGGTAGAAGTGCCCGGTATTCTTTGGAACGGAAACGGGAAGGTTCCAGCATCCACCCAAACTTCGGAAGATTCTTCACCCATTAGGTAAACTTCGCGGTGGTCAACAATTAAGGAAACCAAATTGTCAGGCGCCCCGTCCTTATTACCATAAGACAATGCCGGTGTAATAGGGCTAAGAATATTAGAAGCCGCCCATTGTTGTGTGCCTGTGTGGTTGTACACAAAATAGTTATCCACAATATCCACAATATCTGCACCCTGAAACGCACCGTCTGTGCTTGGCAAAATGCTGAAGTTCAGCGCATACATTGTTTCGCTAGTGGCTTCGGTTTGGCTTGGGCTAACCACATAACTACCCGTACCGCCTGTACCCGTACCAAAGGTTAGGCTTAAGGTTAACCCTGAACCTGAACCGTTTGTGGTGGTGGAAGCCGGGTTTATAGGCTGGGCAGTATATGTGCCTTGGCTGCTAACCGTTAGGCCTGTAACCGCCCCGCTAGACACGCTAGACACCGTATAAACCTGTGGCGTAGAACCGTAAACACCGCCTACTACGGTTACTTGGTCGTTCACCGCATACCCAGTTCCCGCCGTTGTAATGGTGTAGCTTAAAACAATACTGCTACCCAGCGCCGTTATAACCGTTTTAGAAGTTACGCCTGAACCCTGAACCGTTTGGCCGGGGTATAACGTGCCACTAGCCACCGCCGTAACACTTAACGTAGTACTTGAAATAGTACCCGTAAACACCGCAGCAACTGGGGCGCTGTTCATGGTTTCGGCTGTGCTAATTGTCTGGCTTAAGTTAATGGTGTACGTTCCAATACCGCCAGAACCCGTACCTGTGCCTGTAATTACGGTTTCGGCTGCAACCCCAATACCGAAAAGGCTTTGCCCTGTGGATATAACCCCGTTTTTAACCGCTGTTACGTTTAGGGTAGTACCGCTTATGGTTGCCGTAAAAACCGCGCTAGACGGGCTATTAATGCGCCATGCGTACCTGTTTGTGCCGTCAGTAATGTAAACGTATAAGCCGTTATCCGTAATGCCTACTTGCCCGGTTGTGGTGGTTAACTGGCCTACGATTGTGGGTATTAGGTTAGACGTTAGCGAATAAACATAAGGCCCGCAAACCACAATTAACTGTGTGCTACCGGACAATGTGCGCATACCACGAACCGGTGCTTGGTTTTGCAGTACAACCGCAGAAGTAAGGCCGGGCGTTGGGTAAAGCGCCACTACCCCGCGCGTGCCGGGGGCTTTAAGCGGGTCTATTTCAGGACGCCAATTGATTGTTTCTTGGTCATCTTGGTAAATAGACGGCGCAGCGTAAGACGGGCCAACAAAGCCAAATTCGGGCATTATTTAACCCCCGTCATCTAAAGAACCCGCCTGATAATATCCACCCGGCATCCTTTTGGCGGCCTACCAACAAGGCATCCGCATAAGTAGAAACCACCGGTGGGCGTAGGTTTGTGCGCTTAACCGTTGACTTAGACTGCGCTGCAAACTTGGTAATCATTGCTATTTGGGTGGGTGAAGCCTTGCCATACATAGGCATTAGACGTTCAGCAAGGCACCAGCGAAGCGCCATGTTATAGCCTTCAGGCAGCGTTATAACGTCATTTATGGTTGTGAATTTCTGAAATAACTGGTCAACAAAAATGTGCATTTCGCCCTGTGCGGGGTTTGGCCAAACGTAAATATTGCCTAACGTTTCAGTTGGTTCGTAATAAACCGCCTTTGGCCACGGGCCGTTTAGCGTTTTAAGGCCAATCATTTCGTACTGTTCTAGGTTCAGCACCGCAACTGGGTAGTCTAGGCCACCGTTATTAATAGGCTGCCCGTTTGAATTGGTGTTAATACGAACAAAACAAGAACGCAACTGTATAGGGCGTTGGTAATAACTTGTAATTGTGGTGCTAGTAACGGCTTGGCTTATATTAACTAAGTAAGTACCAGCTTCGTTCACGTTACCACCAGCGCCAGTTAGCATTTGTTTAATGGTTGTGCCGGGTTGTATGCCAGTACCGCTTAAAGTTTGGCCAAGGCTAATGCCACCGCTGTTTATGCCTGTAACCGTTAGTATGTTTCCGGCAATAGAACCGGTAAAGTTTGCGCTTATTTGACCACCGGGGCCGATTGTGTACTGTACTTGGCCGGGCGTTATAGGAAATATGATTTCGTTCTTGTAAAACACCATCATATCTTCGTTAGACCATTGGTCTAGCATATCCTGAAGCATATCGTAGGCATCTGTGGCTGCTTCTGGCGTGGGTGTTTCCCCGGCTTCTAAAGCACCGATGTCCTTTAACGCTCTAGAAATCACGTCTATCGGCATTGTCATGTTAAACCGCCCTATAACTTAGGTGTAAATACTTGGGGTTTCCAAGGCGGGACAATAGATTTCGACTTTTCTAAAAGCGCCAATTGTTCCTCTAGCCTAGATTTTATTACATTTGCGCCGTCTCGCATAGCATCGTTTTCAATCCAACCGGCCACCATTTCTTCGGTAACTTCGGCAAGTGGCGTGCTAAGAACGGGGTTTGTGAAATACCAATTTCCCTCAGTTTCAACCGTGTTTGTACCGTCAGTCAGGCTTAAATGGTACTTTGCATGGGTAATTAATTCACCCTCTGCACTTAGTTCCAATATTTGCCATTTGTAATTCATATGCCAACCTTTGCTTTTAATGCAACAATTTCAACATTTAGCTCTTGAATTGCTTTTAACAACATAAATGGTAAAACACTACCTTTTAATTGTTTGTAAGTGATATCAGTATCATCAATTTTGTTTAAATCATCTTGTACTAAACCTGGAAATACTTGCTCAACTTCTTGGGCAATTAAACCAAGTTCAGTTTGTTGTCCACCATTTTTCCATTGGTATTTAACAACCCTTAATTTACACAAATCTTGTAAATATCCAT